ACCACGTCAACAGCCCTACTTGGATAAGAGTTATGACGACCATTGGGGAATCTAACTTTTGTACGACCTTCTTCAAATAACTTATTTTGTCTTTCTTCACTTCTATGCCCTTCTATTACACTACAATCTACATGTTTAATTACTTCATCCAAAACTTTGCGTAGTCTTGGGTCAATGTTTTCCATTTGCCTTAAACTTCTTGGTCCCCATTTATACATTTACTCTTTTTCTCCTTCTGTTGTATCTCTCCAAGTCATCCAATCTCCACCAGGAATATGGTCGTATATAGGGTAACCAAAGTAATCTACTAAATCAGCTGCTCCTAAAACCCATCCAGCACCTGGAACGAACCTACTTGCTGCCTTAAAACCCAGTTTACCTAATCCAAGTCCAGCAAGAATTGCATAAGAAGGTTTTGATGTGGCCATATAACTTGTATTTAAAGTTGCATCTAAAAGATTAAAGTCATCATCTGCAGTTTCAGAGGGTGGTTTAATTAAAACAGTATCATCTTGAGGCACAATACTACTTAATTGTACGTTTTCTGCGTAATTTACAGGCTCATTAGCCACATTTGAGGGCTGAGGCTCATAACCTGCTCCTATATTTTGCATACCAGCCAAATACTGCTGTAACAACGACTGGGTGTTCATCATATCTTGTGCCATTTAGTACTCTATATGAAATATTAATCTAAGACTATCAGTATTTGTTGTATCAATATTGCTTCCTACTAAGCCGCTAACGTATACTGAAGTAGAACCAGCATCTGCTTTTAAAAGCATAAGAGGTCCGCTTCCAGCTGCATTACCAGAAGTACAAGTTCCCATAACTAAAGCTCCAAAGTCAGCATCGTTATCGCCACCATCAATATGAACCATACCTGTTGGATTAGCCGCTATAAAGTTAGCATGAGTAATATTTGGTGCATCATTTTGCGGTCCAAGGTCAGCCATATCTTTTTCACTGAATACTAACTCAAAATCATTACCACCTGCTACCACAGTTGTTTCTATTACCCAAGTAATTGCAACTAATTTAGCTACTCCACCTTCTTCTAATACCGCATCTGGCAGTTCAGTAGAGTTAAATAGAACTTCTCCTGCAGTATGTGCTGCCGCATTTACTGTAGGATTTATCGTAATAAGCTTTCTTCTACCTGTAGTTATGCTAGAACCAGGTGTTTTAGGCGTTAC